CCAAGGGAGTCATTGCGCCGCCAGAGGTAATACTGCATGTGCGACAGTACATCGGTAAGCGCCTTACCATAGCCTCCGGGCATAGCAGTGGCTAGACGCTTTAAGTTACGCATCTCGTTGATAACTGCCTGCCCACCACCTTGAATCTCAAGGTTTAAGACCGAGTTCTTATACAAGCCAGCAAGGTAGCAAATTACCCAAGCAAACTGATAAGTGTTGAGTTCAGCAGTGGCAAATTCTGCCACCTGATCCATACCATCTGCGTAGCATCTATAGACCTGTATGCAGAAGCGGTCAGCCCAGTCTGATGAGCCGTAGGCGGGGTCTGCACCAATGACATAGTAGCCATTGGGTTTGGGTTCTTCCCAGATTAGCAGGGTGGCTAGACGCTCTGTAGACTTGATTAACTGGGTGTCTTCAAAGTTCGATCCAAAAACGAATCGGTAGTGATCCGGTACATTCTTCTTTGCAAGTTTCGCAGCGTCCGTACATCGAGCCGTAGAGAAAAAAGATGTTCCCGTCATTATGAAAGCATAGTCTTCCGTGGGCGGGAACTCCTGATACATCAAACTCTCGTCTTTCAGTCCTTCGTGCATCTTCCATCGCCACCAAGCTATCTGGCGTGAGTTGATCTCCACTCCGTATATCTTCTTGATCTCTCTGACCCATTCTTTTTCCTCGGAGTTAAGTTTTCCATCCCAGTACACTTTGTAGATGTTGCTATCAGCATTGACTGAATAAAACTGGTTTCTCCACCAGCCACAGAAGATAGCCTTCTGAGTCTTGGCCCTCTTAGCCGTCACCCACATGTCGTGGAACATATTAAAGCCACGGGCGGTACTCTCAAACATGTAATAGCGCAGCGGGTTAGTCTCTGCAAGAGAAGCAAGCAGGGACGCTAAACCCTCCTCATCGCCCCATGAACTTGTCTCCGTGCCATGCAAAAAGGTGATCCCTTTGCCCCGACCAAGCGAACCCTTGGCCCTCAAACCAGCCACCTGATAGAACAACCTAGACCTGTTCTTCAGAACCAATTGATTGCGGTTATGACTGAGCAAAGGAATCTTGTACTCTTTTGGCAAGCCATCCATGTACATCTGCAAGGTACTTCTAAACTGCTCCCTGTTCTCCTCTGTATCAGTTGTCAGGGTGCCTTGCATACCGGGGTGCAGGAAGTGCCAATAAAGATCAAGCGCAAGACTGATGGTGGTGATACCAAGCTGCCGTCCTTTCAGGACTATAAAGAAGTGAACCCCATCATTGAGTCCCTTGCCCACCTCATCCATCACATAGGTCTGGCTTCCAAGAAGCGTGTCTCCAAGGGTAATCATCCCTCTTTCCTTGGATTCAATCTTTAACTGCTGGCAGAACTTATAGAACTGCTTTATGTTGAATTGGTGATGGCTCATTTACTTTAGGTGTTGCCCAAGGAAACGCCTTGGGATGTTGTTGTCTAGCATTGGCATTACCGGGAGTAAACCAACCCTTAAACCTTGGGAAGGTCTTACCATGCAGCCGATACTCACTGGTGTACTGCCCTGTGCAGCCATACTTGGGAAAAATGGCAGACACATACTGATAAAACCTAAAGTCTGTCGTGTACTCATTGCTATACCAAACATGACCAAGAGTCGTTAAAACCTTCAACGAAAAGGCATAGCAAGAAGTATCCACAAAGCCGGGGCGACCATCACAATAGTTCCCATAAAAGCCAAGAGAATCACAATCATCATGGCACAGGTACTCACCATCCTCACCCACAATCTTGCGTAAGGAATACGCCCAGTCCAAACCATTTTTCTGTATCAAAGCCATACAAGACTCCACATGATCGGAGTCATAGTAATTATCCTCATCTAAGAAAAACACATAGTCAGCATTGACCAAAAACGATGAGGCCGCATAAATGCGATGCCCATTAAACCCATTGCTCCCAGTGTTCTCAGGCAACTGGTAAACCTTCAAATGCGGATACTGCCTCGTAATCTCATACGCCTTAAACCAATACTGCTTACCATCCACAAAGACATAGTGATCCACCGGCACACTCTGATAGCGCACCGAATAGATCGCCTTAGCCAAATACGGATTACCCGTGGTCGGCGTAACTATGGCGATTTTCATCTTGTAAGGCACAAGCAATCATCTGCCAAAAGAAAGCATCCCTCTTGGCCCTGTCTAACTCCGCCCTCATCGAATCAATCTCCTGAGCAGCAGCTAAACACACCAAAGGCTCCCTCCTAACATCAGACCGCAGGCTCTCCAAAATATCCGTAGCCATAAATCCCTCTCAAGAAACCCTCCACACCCGCACACCATCCCCATCTACCCTAGCCACAAACTTCCTACCCAACCTCTTATTAGCCCGATAGTTACTGTTACACACACTCTGTAACTTCACTCCCTCTACCCTAAACGAATCATTCACATCTAACTCCTCGTAAGGAAACCTGCCAGCCTTCTGGCACTCAGGAATCGGAACATTCTTCTCTATCTCGTACATGTCAGCCTCTCTTAAATAACAACTACAACCACACTATACACCACCACACCAGAAACACAATTTTTCTTATGGGGGGAGGACGTTGGGGGGCACGCCCGCCACGACTCAAAGTCCAATGTAAGTAGCCACTCACACACATAGCTGAGTTAGTGTGCGCTCACTACCCATGACCAATGATGACTACGCAAGTTAGTGAGTACTGGCCGACATGTCGATGCCCAGTACCCAATAGGCAAATATTGCCGAGCAGGGAGTTGCTAATCTAAGTTAGTATCCCCTCACATATACTTATCTACAGTTATTATTATACTTATACACATACATTTATTATTAAATGTTTATTAATAAACTATTATTACTATACATTTATTAATAAATAGCATAAACCATGCCAACATTTAAAGAATCTAGTTAGTGAGTAGTCACGAACCAACGCTAATCTATTGATTTTATTCATTGTGGATAACTTTGGCACGATTTTCTCACATATATATGTAGAGGGGCACGATTTGTAGTATGCTTCTTTTCACTACCTAACCTATGAAAGGCATCACAACATGGAACGAAAAACCGTAGCATGGTCTTCGCTATTGAGCGAAGCCGTTAATAAGCCGGGGATTCTATCTTCGGCCTATTCCACCTTCCACAATTACAGCATCGGGAACCAGATGCTCGCATGGTCTCAATTATCGGGCCGTGGCCTTGATCTCTCACCAATCGCCACCTATAAGACATGGCAAGGTTTAGGCCGCCAAGTCAAAAAAGGCGAAAAGGCGATAGCACTGGTTATGCCGGTAACGATCACAAAAAAAGATGAAGCCGGGGAGAAAACCGGGGATTGCTTCCAAACCTTCATTCTCAAGAATAATTGGTTTGCACTGTCTCAAACCGAAGGCGAAGATTTTAAGACCGAAGCCGTTAGCGGTGAATGGGATAAGACTAAGGCCCTAGAGTCATTGGGCATAGATGAGATTCGATTCGATATGGCAGACGGGAATTGTCAGGGTTATGCAAGGGATAAGAGCATAGCAATCAATCCTATTGCAGCATTACCGCATAAAACCCGGTTCCATGAGATAGCGCACATTGTCTTAGGTCATACAGTGGAAGGCACTATGCAAGACGATGAGAGAACGCCTAGGGACATCCGGGAAGTAGAGGCAGAGTCAGTGGCCTATATCCTATGCTCTGTCTTAGGTCTTCCCGGTGTAGATGAGTGCCGGGGATACATTCAGCACTGGTTATCGGGTTCGGAAATAACTGATAAGTCAGCGCAAAAAATCTTCGGTGCGGCTGAAAAGATACTCAAAGCCGGGAAGTAGTTTCTAGCCTATGCTCTCTCTGAAAGATGGGAGAGCATGGGATAGATGCTAAGTCTATCGTTCACTAACTAACCTATGAAAGAGAGTGACACCATGAAAAGATCAGAATATGTCCGCATCTGTATGACACAACCAGCGTCATGGTTGCTGTATTGTCTGCGTGAACCTAGTCCGTATCAGCGTCAGCGTCATTTAACCCTTATTCGGGTTGCGCTTCGCAGAATGGGAGTGCAAGCATGAAAACTAAGCG